TATTTAATCCAACAGATTTTTTAACTAAATCTATATTTAATGGATGAACCAGAGAAAATTCATAACGTTTAGCATCATAATAATACTTTTCACAATACTCCCTGTCCATTATTTTTCCTATGTCAAACCTCATTATAGCATAAAAAAAGAGGGTCTTACCTCACCTCCTTCTAGGCTATGTGCCTAACGAGTGTAAGTGCCCAATATCGTTAATTATCAACTTTGTGATGCAAACTTACGTTCGATTTTGATACCACGATACATGAGATTGTGGTTACGAGTTGCGGTTTGCTCTGCCAACACAGCAGCTTTGTATGCCTCTGGGTTGTACTTAACACCACGATAAGTGATAGTAGACATGATTTTACTCCTAAAGTAGTTGGATGTTTTAAGTCCGTTCCTTTAGTCGTTTGCGTCCCAATAACAATTAGGATTTGACTCCTTCATTGTCTCAACTAACTCAACCCTGACAATATCACTAATGTTCTCATTTGTCTGCATTCGCAGTATGATAGCATCAGTTTGAGCACAGGTGAGTGATGTGTAGAATAATAGTTCTAACATGGGATGAACGAACTCCGTTCCGCGACTTACTTGCGTCAGAGTCTCCTCTGATGAACGATAGGTCTATTATAGACCCTGTACCTTATTTAGTCAACCCCACACTCAAATTTGTTAAAAATAACGGATGTTGTGATTTTATTCAATCCTTCATCTCCATAATTATCAAGCATATATTCACACATTCTAATAAAAATTCTTGAAGAATTTTGCTTACTAAACAAAAAATTAACTTCAGATTTAATAGAACTCATAAAAAATTTAAGTTCTTCTCTATTCGTATATTTGTCGGAAAGTAAATCATACCTTTTAAAAAGACGAAAGTATTTTTCTCTTTCAATCTGAGTTATAAATCTTTTTACAATAATCATTTTTTTTACAATTTTTCTGAGTTGTACATAATCATCATGATACTCAGGCAAATCTAAAGATTCAAAGTAATCTTTTTTAACTTTAAGTGTCATCTGCAATAACCAAATTTCTTCATCCACAAGAGAAAATTCATCATCTGATAATGCAGAAATATTTTCGGGATTTAAAGTTAAAAAATCATTAATACAAGACAAAAAAAGTTTAAATTTACAATCCACTGAAGACAAAATTCTTTTTGGTCTCTGAAGATCAGATGGAGTGAGAGGAATCATTTCAAGTGTCATGTTATTGTTATTAAGCACTCCCGTATTATACATGAAAAACCACCCCTTGTGAAGGAGTGGTGTGACAGTTTTATAATCGACCCTACAGACCAAAAATTTGCCGGAGATTTTTTCCCGACTTTTTTGGAACTATTTCCGCTTTTTGGTTGGGGGTGCCGGTTCATATCCCCATAGTTTTGGATTGGTTCTTCCCATACCAAAACTAATGCTCTTTAAATTCTCACGAAACTTATCCCAGTACATATTAAAGATACGAACTTCCTTCTGACTACGAGTCAAATCATATCTCGTTTCTCCATCAACCACATAAGTGATTATCATGGCATCATTAGGACAATCTTTAGTAGATACTTGCTCCCAAGTTCCATTCTCTATCAGTATATCGCATCCATATACGGATTTGGAATTTTCTTTTTCTGATGGTGTCCATGAGGTCATAGACTGTTCCTCTTCTGTTTTAGTAGGAGCATCTCCCAATTGATTTGCCATAATTATGAACGATTTCCCCAAGTAATATCTGGATATGCTTCACTTACAAGTTCTTTTGTAATCTTATATCTATCTGAAAGTTTTTTATCCTTACAAAGACAAACAATGTCTGCTTCTAATGGATGAAGTCCCTCAAGAATGTTAATGAACATCGTTTCACGACGAACACCACTCATAGCATCATTACCACCCTTAAGGAAGTGGTAGAAGTTCTTAAACTCTCTACGAATTGTGGTGTGTCCGTTCTTATCACTCGAACCCATAGAAAATGAATCCATTTCATGCATTCTGCGAACTTCTTCTGAGATTTTAGTACTCAGAGTTCCATTTGATGATGCCTGATCCTCAAATCCAGAATAAGGAACCTCTCCTTCAGGAAGCATAGAAATTATACTCTCATCAAAGTTCCAAATTAATGTTGCCTTCAAAGAAGCATGTTCATACATCTTGAGAACTTCAATCTTCTTTGCCTTGCTTCTTTGTTTGGAAACAAGATCTAAAACTTCAAAGACAAATGGATTTTTTGGAAGTTCCAGTGATACTGCCTTAGTCGTTGTCGTTTTCTTCTTCGTTGCTGTCGTCATAGTTTTCAAAATTAAATGCGATTACTTCATCTGGAATTAGATTTCCTTGCTCATCAAACATTTCAGGATGATATCTCGGTGCCTCTCTATAGTTCATCATATATTCTCTGGCAGTCCAACCAATCATTAGACCCATCATGAGAAATAAAATAGTCAGAAATGAACCAAATACTAAACTAGTTGCTAACATTTTTCTTACTCCGGGATGTCTTGATGGAAAACTCAAAGTGAATATTTACTTTCCATCTCAGAAAGCAAACCATCTTTTCAAACATAATGTGAAATGGTCCTGTTTGCTTTCTCTTACCTCCATTGAGCAAGAATTCAATACCACGATTTCTGTGGTCTTCATTTTTATTTATGTTAAAACCTGATGACTTGTTGTTCTCTGAGGAATTTGATTGTGTCAACATATCCTCCTAATTTTTTATCGTCACATACTACTTGCGGAAAAGTAGAACCCCTACCAAATTTAGCATAAAAATCTTCTGGTGTAAAGTCCTTCCCAAGATTATAAGATACGAACTGTGTTCCTGTCAACTCTAATACTTTTTTAACCTTGTAGCAGTAACGACATTTATCTTTTGTGTATACTTTGAAATTCATATTGATTATTAAAGATAGTTAATTTTTAGATCAATTTAATCTTTTATTATACCATAAGTTCAACCAATCTTTATAATAAAATTGTGTGAAAATTAATTTTATAGTTATATTAAACGGAAGTAGTAGACAGAACTCCAGAATCATCAACAATCAAACGATATGAAGTTCCGTTTGGTGATGTTAAGATTATACCTTGAGAAGTATTAATTCCAACTCTGACATCACCAACAACATGAAGTTTAGATGTTGGGTTAGTAGTTCCTATACCAACAAGTTCAGTTTCTCCAAATGGTACTAATTGAATTGTCCCATCAGCATCAACATCAATAGAGGGAATACCAGAAACATCATTAACAGAGAAAATACTTCCAGAGGTAAGATTATTTGTAACAGAAAATAATTGACCAGCAGAACCTTGAATATCAAATGCAGATACAGCAGTGCCTACATTAATTTCAAGTTTTGAATCTGTACTAACAGTTCCTATGCCAATATTACCATCTTTTAATATACGAAGTCTATTACTAATACCCCCAGTTTTGAAAACAATATCCCCACCAGGTTCAAAGATATCTGCTGTTTGAGCCTCAAATATCAAGTTTTCTCCAGATCCACCAGCAGTTCTGATTCTATGATGTGCTGTGCCTACACCGACACCACCAGCACCTAGTTCAATTCCGGTTTTTGCATCACCTCCACCCTCACCAGACATAAATATAGAACCATTGACTTGTAGCCTTGCACTAGGATCTACATCAAAAACCGTTGTTCCAATACCAACTTTACCACCAGTATAATGAATTGAACCTTGACCATACTTCTCTTGCCAAGGAGTAAGCAAACTAACCGTAGAACCAGCTCCTGTGGTTTCCGAATACAGAAACCCATCATAAGTATTCAGTGCTAATTCACCTAATTCTAAATCTGTTGTGCCTGGTCTTTTACTGGCTACAGCAGACCTTTTAATCTTAAAGTTGGTTGCCATTTATATTATGGTGGTATTTACCTACGAGGAACAGTATGTACTGTTTATAGATTTATTTATTCAACTTGCATTATTTCTTCTAGGACTATAGAGAAATAAGTTTTTTGAATCCTCTGGTTCCATCCAATTTTTAATTTTTTCATAACGATCAATATCAAAAAACTCCTGAGAAAGATACCAATCTTCCATAGGAGAATATGCTTTATCTTGATTACATTTGTGGCAGGCACACAGACAATTTTTTGTGAAATCTGTACCACCTTTTGCTCTTGGAACAATGTGATCTATTGTGAGTTGATGTGTAGACCCACAATATGCACACTCATAACCCCATTCTTCCTTTATTTGTGTCCTCCATAACCTTTTTGCTTCTGATGAATTTGTCGTATGAAGATTAAATACATAAGATTGAAAGGTATTGTAGAGAGGCATAAAAGATTGCGTCTTAATACTATTTAGAGGAACTCACCCATATCATAGATATACATTCTTCCCATCATAATCCAATATGGAGTGAATACATCCTCAAAGTGCTCTGTAAAAAATCTAAACTTCTCATCAATAAGTTCACGACCTAATACCTGAAAGTGTGCCTTTGATAATGCAAAGAATTCATCCAATGCCTCTTCATCTCCTTGCTTAAAACCACGAACATACAAATCCCTTGCGGTATTCATAATCTCATGACATTCTTCTGGAAGTATAACCTTAGTTCTTCCATCAGGTAATGGCAATACTTTATTTTTAATTGTTCCCATCGAAAGTTTCATACACTCTCGTGTTTGTTCTACAGATAGTGCTCTTTCATCTTCATCTCTAAATGCATGTTGTATACATCCATTCGTACATTCCACAACACGAATAAGTGCAGTCGCATCTAATACTTCTTGAGATTGAGAACTCCAAATATCCTTCCAATACTTATAATACTGTTGATTAACTTCCATAATATTCACTCATTTATTTTTAATAGTTCCAATGATCCAAGACCTCATACCATATGGATGATTAATTGAAACCGTTCCATCAGTTGCTCTATTAACAGTCCCGTTGATATCAGCAATGAGGAGCTGACTTAATGTTGCTGCCCAATCTGGCACCACTATACAAAATCCAATACCACAGTTGAATACATTACGCATCTCCTCCTCGGCAATCTCTCCTGCCTCCTGTATCTTGTTAAAGAGTTCTGGTCGTTCCCAGGCAGACCAATCAACATCGACAGTCAGATGCTTTGGAAGGCATCTAGGAAGGTTCTCAGGCAGTCCTCCTCCAGTAATATGTGCCATGCCTAGGATAGGAACTTCATCCAACAGGTTTAGAATCAGACGGGCATAGATGGTAGTGGGTCTCAGCAGTTCTGGCATCTCCTTATAATAAATGTGATTTCTGTTAAGCAAATAGTTAACAAGAGTGTATCCATTACTATGAAGTCCACTACTCTCAATACCGATGACTACATCACCCGGCCACATTTCACTACCATCAACAATCTGATTCTTCTCTACAATTCCAGTACAGAAACCAGCAAGGTCATAGTCATTTGTTCTAAAATGTTCTGCTGTTTCACCACCAATCAGTTCCATTCCCGCCATCATACAACCAGTATTGATCCCGTGAACAATATCCTGGACGTTACCATCAAGTGTTTTGGTAGAGATATAATCTAGAAAATATAATGGTTTAGCACCAGAACATATAACGTCATTAACACACATAGCAACGAGATCTTGACCAATAGTGGTGTAATCATCAGCAATCCTACAGATATTAATTTTAGTTCCAACACCATCAGCACCAGATACCAACACAGGTTTCTCATATCCTGATGGAACTTCCATCATTCCACTGAACCCGCCAATACTAGGCGATAGTGCTTTGATATACTCTACAAAGGAACGTCCTTTGATGATGTCAACACCAGAAGTTTTGTAATCCATAATCAAAAGTTTTTAATTGTGTCAATTACATCGTAAAAGTGTGCTTCTGATTTTAATCTACCCCCAAAAACAAGATCGTTATATTCAATACGAATTGAATTAGTAATATCGGCGGGAATAAAACCTTCACGAGCAAATAAAGTGCCGTCAGGACCTTCACCATCAATAAGAATTCTCTTAAGTGCTGCATTAGTCTTATCTAAACTAGAAAAAACTTGAGAGAGTGCTGGTTCATTCCAATATTTGGAATAATCTGTATCATCTTTATTATCATAGAATCTAGCACGAAATGCAGATTGAACTGTTCGTACTGCTTCTTTGGAGAGATAAGGAAAAAAATTAAGAATACTGTCCTTACGGACAGATAAATTTCTAGCAAAAGGGTTATCAACTCTCCACTGTAAAGACTCTAAAATTACTCTCTTTTCGTATTTAATTCTATCAGAATAAAATTGTGGATATTCAGCAGCAACTTGAACCACTGTCATTGCTAATTTTTGACTTGCCATTAGTAAATTTCTCCTTTAATAATTTGTTCACGGTTTTGTAGTTTCCATACAATGTATTCCATGGTAGGGACACACATAGGGTTCCAACCAACAAAGGTTGTTGACTCTCCACTGGGTATCTTCCAGCAGGGAGCATCATCGTTGTCAAGATCTAATGACTTACGATACTCATCCTCACCAAACATAACAACTGCCCTCTCTGCTTGATTCAAACTCTTGAAACAATCAAAGCAATTCTTTCTAATCTCATCAGGGATTTGGTGTTTCATTGAATAGCAAGTGGTTGTAATCGGTCAAGGATCTCACGATAAGCAGGTACAATATCACCTTCATCATTTCTGAATAGATCCTTATCAAACCTTTCATCACTACCAATCTTCCACAATCTCATACTGTCAGGACTAATCTCATCGGCAAGATACAAATCACCATGAGCATCATAACCAT